ACGAACCAGCAGTAGACAATATGCCGATGACGAATGTATTTGAGTTTCCTGAAATAAGTCTGGGAGAAGCAAAGAGAAGAGGCGCAAGTCAACCCCCGATCTACACCAAAGAGTTAACAGTAGTAATGGAGCATTGGTATGTTTCTGCTAGTAGAGGACAGACCACAAAAGATGTGTATACATATTTGTCTTCTGCTCGAAAAGCGATGTTTTCGGATGGTATTACTCTTGGGAGACTTTGTAGTAATGTCGAAGAAACTGAAGTCAGCAGAATCTACCGACCGCCCATAGGCAATCATGTTGTAGGCATTGGGCAAGTCTTAAACTTTCGATACGTGGAAGACTTCGCTGAACTATAAAGGAGGAATCTAAATGCCAGCTAACAGCCCTAGTACAACCCTCTACACTTTGGGTCGCGGTATTGTCTCCATCGAAGCGTGGAATGGGACTAATCCTCCCGGCGCTCTTACCGATGTAGGTAACTGTCCGCGATTTGAAGTGGAAGTCACTGAGGAGACTTTGGATCATTATTCTTCTCGTGGTGGCGCAAGAGAAAAAGACAAGCAAGTAGTAATCGAAACGGGTTACAATCTCAACTTCGATCTGGACGAATTCTCCGTTGCGAATCTCGCGATGTTCCTGAAAGGTACTGTCACTGGGAATGTCGTATCTGCAAATACTTCTTTGGATAAGGAGTATTCTGTGGAATTTGTTTCGGACAATCCGGCTGGCCCGAATGAGACTTGGACTTTCCACAAGTGCAAGTTGTCTCCCGGCGGCGCTCTTAACCTTATCTCCGAAGAATGGTCCCTCATGACCTTTACCGGGGAAGGATTGTCGGATTCTGCAAATAATGCATCGTCTCCGTACTTCAATGTGACGTTTGCTACCACGACAACCACTTAAGAGAGTCTCCTCTTAATACTCACGTTAACTGAGTGCTACGTAAAGTAGAACACTCATAACGGAGGTTTTTATGGAAAAGAAAAAACTAGATAATCGCGCCCTAGAAGTGTTGTTTCCAACAGGAGAGGTTGAGCTTGCAGAAGATTGTATTGTGCAAGTTCGACCTCTTTCCCTCAAAGATCTCCCTTTAGTCGCTGACAGTTTTGGCACTGTAATGAAGCTGTCTGAGACTGGGAGTAGTCCTTCCGAGATCGCAGCAAAGGCTTTGCAGGAAGTAATCAATCTTATTCAGTATTGCATTGATGTCTCCCCCGAAGATATTCCTGCTTCTGCTGTTCCAGAAATTCTTGAACTAGTAGTGATGCAGAATATGTCTTCTGACATCATAAAAAAATGGATGGCTCTGGTTCAGAAAATGCAAAGTCTGGGAACGCCGGAAGAAAGCAAAAGCCCGGTGGAGAGTCAGAGCCAGAAGTAGTATCTTTCTCAGATTTAATTGCTTCCAGTGTAGAACTTCTCATTAGTGAAGGACATAATTTCGGGGAGATTAAGCTTTACTCTGTACCGCAATTATTTTTGTTTGTAGAACTCATTAGAGAAAGATATGAGAGACAAGCAAAAGGATTAGAGGAGAACACGGATGGCGGAAGCAGCAGGGACAACCGTAAGCTTAAAGCTACTTATACAAGCGGTAGACAAAGCCTCAAAAACGGTGGCCTCAATCCAAAAGCAGTTAAACGAGGCCAGCAAAAGCGCCGTAAACTTCTCCAAGCAAAGTGAAGACTCTGCAAAGAAAAGTAAAAAAGGTTTTGATGATACCGGAAAATCTGTAGCTACTCTTACGGAGAGAATCGCACAAGCTGAGAAAGCTACAGCCGGTTTTGGTAAGATAGGTCTTAAGCTTACGGGATTTGCTGCTGCTGTAGCTACGCCTTTTGGATTGGCTTTAAAGTCTTCCTCTGATTTCGAAAGTTCAATGAGTAAGGTGCTTGCTGTTACTGATGGGGCAGCAGGCAAATTTGAAGAGTTAAAAAATGTGGCAGGAGAACTTGGACGGACTACCAAGTTCACTGCTAGAGAAGCAGCCGAAGGCATGACCTATCTAGGTCAAGCTGGATTTGACGCTAACGAAGTAATCTCCGGTATTGGTCCCTCCCTCACTCTCGCAATCGCGGCGGCAGTAGACTTAGGGCAAGCAGCAAATATTGCTTCTAATGTTCTCTCCGGTATGCGACTTCCAATTTCTGAATTAACAAATGTAGTTGATGTCATGGCGAAGACTGCGGCAGAATCTAATGCAGAACTTCTCGACATGGCAGACGCAATGAGCTACGCCGGTCCTGTAGCGGCAGCTACCGGAGTATCGATGGAAGAGCTTGCTACTCTTGTCGGTATTCTGGGAAACGCCGGTATACAAGGATCTAGGGCCGGTACTGCTTTGCGTGGTACTCTCTTCGCATTGACTGCTCCTTCTAATGAAGCAAAAGAAGCGTTGAAAGATTTAGGAGTACAAATCAAATTCAATGCTGATGGAAGCATAAATTTAATAGACATTTTCCATGACCTTGCTTCTGCTGGATTGAGTGCAGGAGATGCTAATAAAATCTTCGGTAGATATGCTACAGCGGCAGTACTGGCGATCAATGGCCAGATAGACGCTATGGATAAAATGCTGGAGAGTAATTATGCTGCTGCCGGTGCTGCTAAAGAAATGGCAGATATCATGCATCATAATTTACATGGCGCTTTTACGCAATTGACTTCTGCTTTAGATGGATTGAAGAGAGCTTTTGGTGATGCTCTCCTTGCCCCAATGACTCATGCTCTCCATTCGATGGCAAGTCTCGTTACTGCTGCTACGGAACTTGCTCAAGAACTTCCTGTAACTGTGTCTGTTATAGGATTTCTCGCAAAGACTCTTATCTCCGTATCAACTGCTCTAGCTGGTGTAGCGTTTGCAATTGCTTCTGTAAACGGCGCACTCAAGTTCCTACAATCTGAAATAAGTACTACTGCAAAAGTATTTGTAGTGAATAAAATTATAGCGACTAGATCAGCAATCATTGCGCTAGGTGCTTCTATTACTACATGGACAGGAATAGTAGGTGTAGCTAGGGCAGCATGGGAAGCATTTACAGGAGCAATAAAAAGAGCATGGGCGGCTATGCTGGCACATCCTATAGTCGCTATAATCGCTATTGTTTCTGCATTAGTACTTGTGCTTGCCGAATGGTATGGGAGAGTAGATAAACTTATTAAGCAGAATAGAAAGTTAGCCGCAGAGCTAGGGGCTTTGAATGATAATGTCAACAAGCAAGTAAAAGCATTAGGAGATCTGGACGAAGGTTCTAGGAAGTATCAAGCATCTGCTTTGAAGCTTCGAAAAGAACTTACTCTGGTAGCAGAAAATCAAGAAGAGCTAGCAGAACAGGCCACCGCAGCAGCACAGTCTATCGATTCTTTGTCAGGAGAGTTTGTAGACGGTGGTGAGGCTATGCGTGAATTTCAAGAAGCATCTAAAGCCCTTGAACTAGAAGCAATTCAGAAACAGGTAGAATTACTTTCTGAAAAAATGCGGAGAGCTACTGGAAGTGCTGGTCTTCTTAATCAAGCTACTGTAGGTCTTTCTATAGGGTTTAAGTCTTTATTTGCTACCATTACTGGTGGAGATATTGCGGCACCTTATCTAGAAGCGCAAAAAGAAGCAGAAAAATTTGAGAAGTTTTTAAAAGGTGCTGCTGGCGAATTTATCAATAGAATGAGAGTCTATGAAGATGTAGATATGTCTGCCTCTCTTGAGGAGATGTATTTTTTCTTCACAGAAGTACGTGGTATGACAGACAAAGAAGCAAGTCTGTTTGTAGAAAAATTTCAAGAAATGCAGGACGCAGCAAAAGACACTGCGGAGACTTCTAAAGAACTTGAGCAGTTGGACCTTGCTGACCTTACTGCTAAAATAGATGAAACGATAGTAGCAGTAAAAGGACTTAACGAAGAGTATGAAAACACTATTAAAGTTTCTGAGGATGCTGCTCGTAGTGTTCGTGCTGGTGGTTCTAAAGATGCTGCAAAAGAGGCTTACGATGCTAGAATACAAGCTAATAAAAATCTGCTAGCAGAAGAGAAGAAATTAAATCAAGAATTGAATGCGCTTAAAAGAGGGCTGTCTACTGCTACCAAAGATCTTTATGATGAAGAGATTGCTGATATAGAGAGAAGAAATAAATTAGGGTTTATAAAAGAATGGGAGTACGCGCAAGGGAAAGCAGACATTGAAGCTAGATTTTCTGAGAGCAAAAGAAGAGATGTAGAAACTCTAATACAATACGCTATAAATTCTGGTGCTAGAGAATTAGATATTTATACTTCTCTGACTGAAAATAAAAAAGCTTTGGATAGAGAAGTACTTCGATCTTCTAAGTCAGCAGCAGATCAAAGAATAATTCATGCTAATCAAGTTAAAGATGCGGTATTGAAAATTGAGCAGGACATTGCTACTGCTACTGCTGAATTGCAAGGTAATGAGAAAGTAAAGATTGCTGTAGAGCAAGAGCAGGAGATTGCTAATCTTAGGAAACAAGCGGCTGATGCTGGTATTAAAGATGTCTCCTTGTTAGCACGAGCAGAAGCAGCAATCAAGGCAAAGTATCGAAGACAAGAATTAGAATATGATCAAGAAATTCTAGAAGCGAAACAAGATGCAGAAGTATCGGCAGCCCAGAGAAGAGCAGATGCAGTAGCAGAAAAATTAGAAGAGTCTTTTAGAAAAAGACAAATCTCTCCAGAACAATATGTGAATACTGCTACCGAAGCACAGACCAAGGCTATCGATGCTGAAATAGAAATACTCCAACAGCGTTTAGAATACGCTCAGAATGTTTTGAACGATAAACCTCTAGTCATTCAAATTAAAGCTCAGATTGACGAGCTAGGAGATGAAAAATCTAAAGTAGAAGCAGAGCAAGCACAAAAGTTACGAGATGCCCAGCTAGCCGCGCAAGCACAAGAATTGCAGATGCAGCAAAGGTTAAAGCAGGGAGATCTTGATAATATGACTGCTCGTACTGCTTCTCAAGAAGAAATGATTAATGCTAGACTAGAATTAATGAGGAATGGTTTTGCTCAAGAATTAATTCAGATGGAGCAAGCAGGTGCTAATGCAGTTGAGATAGAGAGAAGAAAACAACAGCAGATTACTAAGATTACTAAAGAAGGAGAACAACTTCGTAACGATGCTATGAAGTCTAATTTTGATTTATATGCAGAGATGGCTAGCAACGCTAGTTCAGCTTTCGGAGATCTTTATGAAGCGTCAGGAAAAGAAGTAAAAGAATTTTTCTATCTTCAAAAAGCAGCGAAGATAGCTGAAACTATTATGTCTACTCAGTCTTCGGCTATGACTGCCTACGAAGCTGGGCCTTATGCTGGTCCGATACTAGCAGCACTTGTTTACGCAAAAGGTGCGGCAGCAATAGCGGCAATCACCGCACAAAAATTGGCCGAAGGTGGTTTAGTCGGTGGAAGTTCTCCTCATTCAAAAGCAGATAATATTCCAGCGTGGCTTACTGCTAAAGAGTATGTCCAGCCGGTGGATGCTGTTTCTCATTACGGTCTTCCTGTAATGAATGCTATCAGGAAGAAATTAATTCCTAAAGAAGTATTTACTGGTTATGCTTTGCCTGTTCAAAGAATGCCTAGAATTCCTAGAAGAAGATTTGCGGAAGGTGGAGAAGTTCAATCTACTGCTCCGACAGGAAGTATGAATAGAAGCGGCGATTCTGCTCAAGGTGCTGCCGAAGATAGAAATATTTCTATTGTTAATATGGTAGATCCTTCAATGATGCAACAATTTCTTTCAAGCACTTCTGGAAAGAATGTATTGTTTAATGTTTTGAGAAGTAATTCTTACGAACTTAGAAACGCTATGGCAATGGAGACTTAAGGATGGGGTATATACGTCCAGAAATACAGACAGGATCAGTAACAAATTTTGCCGGTGGAGTAGGTACTGGATTGCTTCAAACCTTATTGGATTTTGTTACTAGTGATCCTTATACTCCCGGCCTTGATTGGCAAGTAGCAATGAACAATCCGTCTACAGATGATGACCAATATACTATTTCTTATGATACTGGTTACAGAGAAGTAATTCTATCTAATGTAGGTGTATCTGGAAATGAAAGCATATTTATAGGAATTCGGGAGTATAAATATCCTGCTGGTAATGAGTATAATTGGGAATTGAATGGGTATCTCTCCGAACCTGCTGGGTGGAATTCTCATGCTTTAGGTACTCACCAACTTGATGGATGGGATGATACTAGAAAACATTGGACACAATTGCCTATGTTACAATGTTTCGATCAGGAAATGGAATACTGGTTTTACTCCACTCAAGAATTTATTCAAGTAGCAATTCGAGTTGGTACAAATTACTATCAATGTTACTTAGGGAACGGACAGAGACTTGGATCTCCTTCTGAATATCCTAATCCATTAGTAGTGGCAGGAAGTTCTGTAGGAAACAGATCATATCAGTCTGGAGGGTGGGGTCCGGCTAGGCCCATCCCGTGGGGAACAAATAACACAACTCAAGCAGATGCAGTAGGAGAGTTTACTCTTTTCTTTGTTGATGCTAATGGGACTTTCATTACTCTTCCTTATGTAGATCCCATGCAAGGTAATTCAGAAGCTAGGTCTTGCACTGATACAGATGCAGGAGCAGCATGGATGTGTCCAATCTTCTATCGAACCAGTGATCAGACTTATCTCCAACTTTATAATATGTTCGTTATAAGAACTAATAATATGTTATCGGAAGTTACTTATGAAGACACTAACAATAGGACTTTCCGAGCATTTGCACAAGGTCAAACAGATTACGATTATGACTTCTTAAGTATTCTTGAAATTATAGGTTCTACTACTACCACTACTTAACGGAGATAAGTAGAATGATTTTAGATTATGTTCATCATACTAATGTGGGTGGGCAACAAGACACCCTAGATAAAATACGATCTTTTGCAATCACTCAAGGCTGGGCACAAGAAGCATGGACTACTGGGTACAGGTGGGATACAACTTCTCCATACGGATTTACTTTAGCAGATCCAGATGGAGCATATCTAGAATTGTCTTCTACTGGCTATGGAACACAGTCTCTAATTGCTAGGCTAGAATGTTATAATAGTTATAATAATTCTGTTCCCGGTGTTGGAGTGAATATGGTAGATACAGTTGGGTATTCTTTAATACAAACTCTTCCTTATTGTCAAGATCGCCTTACTTTTGGCTACGATGATATTGTTTCTAAAGTAGCAGGGATGAACATAGGAATAGCAGATTACGATGATCTCTGGATCTACGGAGATGATAAGTGGATAGGTGCTTCTCTTTCTATGGATGGAGTATATTGTCAACATCTCCACTTCGGATCATTTGAAATTTATGAGCCGAATCCATCGCAAGGAATGTGTAGAGGGTATACTACTTATGTCGATGATTGGACATGGTATGGTTATGCAGATGCTACTAGTGGTTATGTTGGACATCCTTACTGGGTTGTTGAAGGATATGAGTATGCTGGGACGGGTAAGAGACTTCCATCTTTTGATATTTACTGGGATGACCAGAGTAAATACAATTCCTATAATGATATGAAGATAGCATGGAATATTTGGCCTTGGGATAATTATTTCGACTCTGGCATTCCGTATTATTTAAGGACTAGTTATTCTCCATTTTTGAATATAGGAACTTGTTTAAAAACAAATGCTTTTTCTGGTAAGCGTCCCATGTTTAAGCAGAATTACTGGTGTAAAAGAACTTCTGATTCTTTATGGGTTCCAGTTTGTAGATCTCCAATATACTTTCTTAATACTGCTGGACTCACTATAGGAGAAGTAATTACTTATGGATTAGAAGAGTTTATATGTTTTCCATTCGGTCCTTATCAATCTCCTTTAGGGATGGCAGTACAGATAGCATAATTATGGATTATTTAAGTACTGAAATAAAATTAGGGGGAGATGGTAGAATCCCTAGAAGTCAAAGTAATGAGTATGATGGTGGCATAAAAGTCGCATCTAACTTAAATACTTTTGTGTCTGCTACCCGTACTTATGATAGACAACCTTATAGTTTTACCGGGAATGTAATGGTAGAACATGATGTTGCCGAAGATATTATCTATAATAGAATATGGATTAATTCGGAAATAGATTTTGGTCTTATTGTAGAAGTAGTATCCGATACCATTAATATATGGAATGCTTACTTATATCAAATTGCTACCATTACTGATTTCTCCGATCCCGGTCATACTGGTATTTCGATAGAGACTGTTACTCTTCCTACTATTTTACAGCCTAATGAGGAGAAACAGTATATTGTAACGGTCACACCATCTGGCCCAGCAAATCAAGACACTGATTATGTCTTTACTATAGATGGAGAAGAGTATCTTAATAATGTCATCGGTGTTCGTATTCTACCATTTCCAATAGCAGCAAATTGGGTTGGGAGATTTTCTATGGAATATGGATACGAAACAGTTGTTTATACTTCTCCTACTTCCCATGAGCAGAGAAGA